AGCTGGGCTCAAACAGTTGGACTTGGCCGTTGGACGCGCCAGTGATGACCGAGCGCGAGTCATTGAAGTCGTACAAATCAAACACGCCAGGGAAGACGCCGCCGCTGCGGATAGACCAGCGGCGATTGTTGGCGTAACCATCCTGCACGCTGATTGAAGCCAGCGTATTTGAACCATTGTTCGCGTAAGCGATGACGCCATCGCCGCCACCGAAACACAGCGTCTGGATCGTTGCCGATCCGCTGACGGTATTTTGGACGCTGATGCCTTGAGCAGTTGAAATGTAGCCGGATGAAGTGATGGTGAATACCGCCACGCCATTGTTCGCAATGACCAGAGAACCGCCCGTTTTGTACAGGCCGGTTGAAGGCGTGGCCGTAGAAATGATCGCACTCCAGACGCCTACCGAGCTGGCCGACTCAAACACCGCAATGCCTGTCGCGCCACCGCCCAATGTCGACAGCGCTGCCGCCGCTGAGGCGGTCGTGAAGATCGCCGCGCCCACGCTCGAGCCGCCCAGCGCCGTCACCGCCCCCGCCGCCGTCGTGGCACCCGTGCCGCCCTGACCAATCGTGATCGGCAACGACGTGCCCGTGACGGCCGAGATCATATTCGTGCCGTCGCAGTACAGAATGACCTGCGAGCCCTGCGCGACATTGATACTGGTGCCGCCGCCCGCGCTGACCACGGTCAGCGTCTGATTGCCCGTCGTCTGGTTGTTGAACCAGTACTGCTGCACGGCAGCGGGAACGGTCAGTGTCACGGTCCCGGTCAGCGCGCCGGTCAGCAGGTAACTGACCTGATTGAGTTGCGCGCCGGACAGCGAGTACGCACCCGAAGCCGGCAGCGCGACGTTGATGTAGCCGAAGCCGTTGGCTGCGCCCGACAGGCCATACCCCAGCGACCAGAAGTTGGTGCCGTCGGTGAAGATGAAGCACGTCCCGCCGACAGCAATCGCCTTGGTCGCAGCGTTGTCAATGAGCGTGCCACTTTGTGGCGTGAACGTCAGGACTCCGGTGCCGGCGTTGACCAGCCCAATGAACCACTCGTCATTCAAAGTCCCGACGGGCGGCGCGGTAAATACGCCCGTGCCGCCATTCCAGATGAAGTTGGTCGCAAGGTCAGCCACCGATGACGCATACGAGGTCGTCAGCGCCGTGCTTTGCATCGCCTGCGCCAGCGACTGGTTGACGACTTGCAGGCCCGCGCCAGCCAATGCGGCCACGTTGACGCTGGCCGATGACGCACCGAATTGCAGCGCTGCCCACTGACCGGCCTGAGACACGTTGCTCTGTAGGTAGATCATCCAGACCGTGCCCGCAGCGGCGGTCAGGATCGGATTGCCCTGGTAATCCGTGACGTTGAACGCCACGGAACCGAGGTTGTTGATGAAGCTCGTCAGCCCCTGCGAGCCCTGTGTGGCATCGGGCAATGCGATGGACTGCCCTGATGTGGTCGGCAGCACGTCCATGAGGTCGGATAGGTACGTCTGGCCGGTTTGATTCTCCAGCGGCCACGTCAGTTGCGTGAGGGTGGCGTTGAGCGTCAGCGACAGGTACAGCTGATTGGACGGCTGAACCGGGCCGCCGCCGAAAACTTGAGTGAAGCCGGGATTAGCGCTCATGCATCCGCCCTCACCACATTACGGTCACTGATCTTCTTCAAGTCTTCTGCTCCCAGCGCCTGAATGCCTTCCTCGTACAGCGCCTGCCACGTCGGGATGCGCGTGTCGTTCTTGATGAACGGCGCGCATTCCAGCAGCGTGCGGTACAGCAGCACATGCGGCGCGTAGGTCGTGACCCAATTGGTCGTGTTGCTCTGATCCAGCAGCGCCGGCAGGCGGTAGTACTGAACTTCCCACGGATACGCCTGATCCGGCGTCGGAGCGATCAGCCAATGCGTGAGGTCGTAATCGGCGTAGTACTCGGGCGCGGCCTGCTGCGTGTCGTCCTGCCAGTACGCGCGGCAGTATTCGTAACTGCGCGGATAGATGCCTTCGCGGCTGTTGAGATTGGACAATGAGCCGTAGTTCATCGACACGGTGCGCCGCCACCGATCAGGCTTGGCGTAGACGGCGACGCCCGGCACCAGATTGGTTTGCACGGGCGTCAAGTCGCCCTGAACTTTCAGGCGATAGTTGATCTCCCGTTCCGCGTTGTTGATGAGGCGCGGGATCTGGTTGTAGAACGTCGTGTCCGTGAGCGGCTGGCCGCGCTCAAGGTAATTCTGCACGTCAGAGATCAGAGAGTTGAATGTTAGAACGGTGGGCATGTTAGCGGGCCAGACAGGTTACGGAAATCACATCGCTGTGCGACGGCGTGCCGTTCAGCCATTTGATCGTGACGGTATTCGTGGACAGCGCGCCTTGCTGCGTGCCCACGACAGGCGTCGACGGCGTGCGGTCAATTGCCGTGCATTCCCAATCTATCGGCGCAGCGGGCATTGACAGCACTAGCGTGCCCATCGTGCCGGCGCTGTCTGCCGTGACGGCGAAGAAGAATGTGCCATTGCCGGCGACCGTCGGCGTGTTGCCCGCGCCGCTGGTGACGGTGGGGAGTGTGGAAGATCCGATGAGCACATTACTGCATGGGGTTGTCTGCGGAAGCACATTACCGCTGGAATCCGCGCACACATACTTGCTGGACGAACCAGCGCCCGTTACGCCATTGAGATTCACCGACCCATAAAAGTTATGCGCTGGATTGTCCGTGCTGTTTCCATACGCTATGGAACTGAGTGTCGGCGCGGTTGTGGAGCGCGTCACCACTATCGCGTTATCACACGTTCCGCCTGCATCATTACAAGCGCGCAGCGTCCACGTTCCATTACCCACCACTGCGTTGAACCGCCCACCATTCGTCAGTCCAGTCCGCCACCAGTCCTGCTGCGGATTGGTCGCATTCTCAACCATCAACGTGCTGGTCGCGCCTGTCGCTGCGGCCCCGGCAATGAGTGTTCCATCAGGGCCGACCGTGAACCCCGTCGAGGCGAACGCATAGCCTCCAGACTGGAATGCCACCGCCCTGAAATCCACGCCATTGAGTGCAATGGGAGAGTTCGTAGACGGCAGCGTGCGCTGTACCGCGCCGATCAAAGTACTGTCCGCACCGAACGACCAAGCCTGATCGTAGTCTCCGAAAGAAATACCCCGCAGCCATGTCGTGCCAGCGCCGGCCTGCGAGTCGATGTCAATGGCCGCATCGTTGTACGTGCCGCGATTCACATCGCCTGCGGCCTGAACGATCAGAAGGCCATTTTTGCGCGCCGTGGTGGCCAAAACGGTGAGGTCCAATTCCTCGGCAATGGCCTGCGACGCATACGGCGAGTTCTGAATCACGCCACCGACCAAGCCCCACACCGAGCCTTGGCTATTGGCATACCCTGACGTACCGCCCTGATTTGCGCCCAAATTGCCGAGGAAATTACCCGCAGTCATGGGACCGCCAGCGCCCAATGAGGCCGGCGCGCCGACGATGAAGTTCTCCACGAATAGGCCGTTGCGACCGCCTGTATAGCCCGTGCCGGGGCGTTCAATAAGCGACATACCGGATAGGCCCGCAGCGCCAGGCGTTGCGGCATCGTTGACGATGTAGATGTTGAACGGGCTGATCTGGCCTGATGCGGGCGCAGTAGGCGTGCCGGATAGCTGCACACCCGACTGAAACAGGTAGGACGTGGCAGCAGTCTGCGCGCCAGAGAAGGCGATGTTCTGGCTGTAATTGATTTGCGAAGGACTGATCGTGATGTTGGCAGCAGAATAGGCCGCAATCATCGCCATCGTCGTCTTGAACGTGCATTGCCCATTCGTCGCACACTGCGCATTCGGATTGCCGGCCTGCCATACAGGAACGTTGTCCGAGTACGACAAGGGCTGCGCGGTGTTCAGGGCGCCAATAGTTACGCCAGTCTGCGTGTTCTGTCCCCACGCGGTCATTGGCACAATCAGAAGGAGTAGCCAGCGCTTCACAAATCGATCTCCGGGCCACCGGGGCCGCTCACAAAGGGCGTTTCGGACGTGACGTTCAGCGTGGTCGGTGCCACCGGAAACGCCGGATTGCTCTGCGGCACAGGAAACGGCGGCACGTCGCCGTAGGGGTTGATGATCGGAACATCCGGCCGCGTGAACGGCAGGTTGAATTTGTCGGGGGGCGGAGGGGGCAAGCGGTACGGGTCGTACTCGTCGTTGTCCTCACGGCATACCATAAGTCCTTGGGTGTTTCGGTCCGGGCTGAGTTCACCGATAGGGAACTTAAATTTGCACCTATCACAAATTGCAACGGCCAAAACCTGCTTGGACCGCGTATCAATGTACAGCGTGCGAGGCGGACGGCTCATGCTGTGTACACTCCAATCGCCGGACTGAAGTGCGACGGCGAGTAATCCGTCTCCCGCGACCAAGCCTTAGCCTCAGACTCATTGCCGCGCTGTACCAACACCGAAACCAAATTCGGATTGACTTCCGGCGTCTCGATCGCCACGGCCGCTGCGAGCTTGTCGATGATCGCGTTCAACCAGCGCTGCGGGACTTCAATGATCTGCGGAAGCGTGCCCACGTCCATGATCTGCCGATGGCGCGTCAGGATGAGTTGCCGGAACTGCGACATGGCATCCGCTGCCGGCCATATCCTGAGAACAGGCTGCTGAAACTGCTTGTCCAGCCAGAACTGCACCGGACGGCCCTGAAACGACTTGTTCGGCAGGCTGTAGTAGTCGTCACGATTGATGAGCGACATTGTGATTTCGTTCGGTAAGTTGGCAGCGAGGAATTGATTGACTGACAACACTGTCCCGCCGCTGGCGACGATCTGGTACGCCAGCACGTTCTGCAACAGGTTGCCGGCCACGGATGAGGCGAACGAATCCTGATCCCACCACAGCCACTGACCGGCCACGACCGCTTGGTACGTGCCCGTTATGATCGGCGTGAAGTTGACACCGTCAGGCGAGACGTTGATCGAATACGTCCAGTTGCCCGAGGCAGCCGGCAACAGGCCGAACTGCGTGAGATTGGTCGCGCCGGCAAGCGTCACGGTCAGCGTGCCATTCGGCACCGTCTGCGTGTAGCTGCCCGTGGTCGTCAGGGACTGGATTGACGTCGCATTGCCGCCGTCGCTCGAAACCACCGTGCCGGTCTGGTACTGCAAGTCGCGGATCATCAGCTCGAGCACGTCAATCGTGCCGATGGGACACACGACCGTATTGCTACCCTGGTACATCGGCAGAATCTGCTTGTCGATGCACCACAGCGGAATGGCCGCATTGCTCAATTCGGACAGGTACAGGTACAGCTGCTGGCGCGCCAGATACGTCATCTCCCCCGTGATCTGGCCCGACATGAGCCGGCAGCGTCGGAACGCGCTGGCGATGACCTTCTCCGTGTTGAATACGGTCTCGGAAATCGTGCCCGACGTGACGCCCGGTGTCGGCGGTATGGTCTGAATGACCGGCAGCACCACCGTCAGCGTGGCCGTCGTGGACGTGACCGAGCCGGACGCATTGAACACGACGCAGTAGTACTGGTCGCCCTGATTGCCCGTGGCCGTGGCCGGCGTCGTGTAGCTGGCCGACGTGGAGCCCGAAATCAGATTGCCATTGACGTACCACTGATACCCCAACGAGGTGCCCGTGGCGTAGACCTGAAACGTGCCCGACTGACCCAGCGCCACCGCTTCATTCGCCGGCTGAATGACAATGACCGGCGGCGCGGTGAGTTGGGCTAGGTCCAGTAACAGCGGGACAAGCATGTCAGCCCACGCCCATCAACATACCCGCTGCGCCCGAGGTGGCCGCGAAGCCTTTGAACGTCGCCAACACGCCCTGCCATGCCTTGTTGGTCGTGTCGGTCCACGCCCACTG